ATTTTGCAAATGGCGGTGCCAACATAACATCTGCAGGATGTGGTATGGTAGCTGAAAACAAAAGAAAGAAAACTAAACTTTTTGTATAATGGCCAAAAAAGGTTTACGTTCTTGGGTACAAGAAAATTGGGTTGATATAGCCAATAAAAAATCGGATGGATCATATCCTAAATGTGGTAGATCTGGTGGCGAGAAAAGAAAAAATTATCCTAAGTGTGTACCAATAGCGAAAGCTAGAGCCATGAGTAAAGGTCAAAAAGCATCTGCTGTAAAAAGAAAACAACAGGCTGCGAACACTGGTCCTAAACCATCAAACGTCGCTACAATAAAAAAGAAAAAGAAAAATGTCTAAAACACCAGCTTGGCAAAGAAAAGAAGGTAAAAATCCTTCTGGTGGTTTAAACAAAAAAGGCGTGGCATCTTACCGTGCTGCAAATCCTGGTTCTAAATTAAAAACTGCTGTAACAACAAAACCATCAAAGTTAAAGAAAGGTTCTAAAGCTGCAAAACGACGTAAATCATTTTGTGCTAGAATGGAAGGAATGAAAAAGAGAAGAACAAGTGCAAAGACAGCTAGAGATCCTAATTCTAGAATAAATAAATCTTTGCGTAAATGGAACTGTTAGTATATAAGCATTTTTAATGAGAGATGAGACTGCGATCTACGTAATCTTAAAAAAGATTAGGGCACGCAAGGAAGAGTTGAAAGAAGTCATAGCAGCTGGATTACCCAGTTGGGATGAATATAATAAAACCGTAGGCGAGTTCAAAGCCTATGCAATAATGGAACAGGAGATTCAAGACCTGCAGAAAGACGAGGAAAATTATGACGGAGAAAGACCTACCAAAACGTAGATTTGCGTTAGAGGAGAAAGATTTGTCAGTGGAAGCTGATGAAAACAACAAGGTAGCAGAAGAAAAAGAAAATCGTTTTCTTAAAAAATTACAAGAAGATGCTACAAAAGATATAGAACATTTACCTACAGAAAAAGTTTTAGAACGTTTACCAGAACCCACTGGATGGCGATTATTGGTGTTGCCATACAAAGGTCAAGGTAAAACAAAAGGTGGTGTAATATTAGCTGATCAAACAATGGAAGAGCGTGGTTATACCACAGTAACAGGATTGGTTCTTAAGATGGGAGCAGAATGTTATTTAGATAAAGAGAGATATCCAAACGGACCTTGGTGTAAAGTAAATGACTGGATAATATTTGGTCGTTATGCTGGATCTAGGTTTGGGATAGAAGGTGGTGAAGTGAGAATACTTAACGAGGACGAGATAATTGCTGTGGTAAAAGACCCAGAGGATATCTTGCAATTTAGATAAACAGGAGGATAAATGCCTGCAGACGCACAACCAAAAGTAGAGACACAAGAATCTGCTGATGCCAGCATGGTTGACTTACCATCAGATGGTCCATCAGTTGATGTGGAACTACCGGAAAGTAAAGAAAGCAAAGTAGATACTCAGCCACAAGAAGAACAAGAAGTTGTAGTTGAGGAGAGTGCATCTCAAGGAGAGATGGATGACTACGGCAAAAAAGTTCAATCGAGGATTGACAAATTAACTAAAAAACTACGAGAATCTGAAAGAAGAGAACAAGCTGCAATAGAGTTTGCTCAAGGATTACAATCAGAGCAAGCTAAACTGCAACAAAAAGCAAAATTGCTTGACACAGGTTATGTAAATGAATTTGCATCACGTGTTGAAGCACAAACAGCAGAAGCTAAAAAACAACTAAAAGATGCTATGGATACTGGTGACATAGATGCACAAGTAGAAGCACAGCAAAAAATAGCACGTTTGGCAGTTGATGCTGACAGAGCAAAGAAAAGCTTAGATCAACGTGAAAGATTGAAAAAAGAAATGGAGGCACGCGGGGTTAATCCTAATCAACCACAAATGCCTCAACAACCTCAACAGCAAGCAGCTCCACAACCAACAGCTCCTCCAGATCCTAAGGCAGAAGCCTGGGCAGAGAAGAATGAATGGTTTGGAACTGACGAGCCTATGACACTCACATCCTTTTCAATTCATAGAAAATTACTTGAAGAAGGATTTGACACAAAGTCAGATGAGTATTATAGTGAGATTGACAAAAGAATGAGGGAAACTTTTCCTCATAAATTTGAACAAGTTTCAACGCCAACGCAAACTGTTGCCTCTGCTAACAGAAGCACACAGCCAGCTAAGCGCAAGGGCACTGTGAGACTCACACCATCACAGGTAGCCATCGCAAAAAAATTAGGTGTGCCACTAAGCGAATATGCGAAATACGTGAAGGAGTAGGCATATGGAAAAAACTAAAAATACAAAACTACCGTCACGCGAGTCAGAATCAAGGGTAAAAACAGAGCGCCCTAAAGTTTGGACTCCACCGTCTCAGTTAGACGCACCACCTGCACCAGCTGGATTTAAACATCGCTGGATAAGGGCCGAATCAGTAGGACAGATGGATCAAAAAAATGTTTCAGCTAGACTACGAGAAGGATGGGAATTTGTGAGAGCAGATGAATATCCGGAAATGGAATGGCCTTCAATTGACTCAGGTAGATACGAGGGTGTTATAGCTGTAGGAGGTTTAATGCTAGCAAGGATCCCTAACGAGATCGTTGACCAACGTAAAGCTTATTTTGCAAAACAAACGCAGGATAAAGATGATGCGATTGCAAACGATCCTCTCAAAGATCAACATCCTAGCATGCCAATCTCGAAAGAGAGAAGCTCTCGCGTAACATTTGGTGGCAAGAAACCTAATAATTAAGTTTCCTAACACATAGTTACACATTTTTAACACACTCAGGGTGAGTGTGTTATAACAATTTATGTAAGGAGATAATCATGGCTAATCAAAATGCGCCATTCGGCATGAGACCAGTGGGTAGATTAGGAAGCGCTCCGATGACACAAGGTACGTCAAAGTACAAAATTGCTGATGGCTACGCTACTGCAATTTTTAAAGGCGATATCGTAAAGTTAGTTGCTGCAGGAACAATACAGTTAAGTTCTGTTACTGATGTTGCTAACGTTGGTGTTTTCAACGGTTGTTTCTATAATGATCCTACTACTAAAAAGCCGACATTTTCTAACTATTACCCTGGTAGCATTACGCCATCCAGCGGTGATATTGAGGCATTTGTCTATGATGATCCAAACATGCTTTTCGAAATTCAAGACAACGGAACTTTAGGCCAAACTGCTATCGGCGATAACGCTGATCACGTAGCTGGCACAGGTTCTACTGTTGACGGACAATCTAGAAACACGCTTGGTTCTGCTGCTGGCGGAACTGCGCAACTTAGAATAATCCGAATTTCAGAAGATCCCGATAATAGTGATATTGCTTCTGCGAACGCTAACTTCATCGTGAAGTTCAACGAGCACCTTTACTATAATAACGGGGCAGGCGTATAAACCTAGGAGATATTGAACAATGGTAATTTCAAGAATGCAATTGGTCAAAGAACTCGAGCCAGGTTTGAATGCCTTGTTTGGGTTAGAGTATGATCGATACGAAAACCAGCACACAGAAATTTTCGATGAGGAAAGTTCTGATCGTGCTTTTGAAGAAGAAGTAATGCTTGGTGGGTTCGCCAATGCAGCTGTAAAGCCTGAGGGTCAAGGGGTAACCTATGAAGACGCTCAAGAAACTTTCACTGCAAGGTACACTCACGAGACTGTTGCTTTGGCTTTCTCACTAACTGAAGAAGCTGTAGAGGACAACCTTCTATGACAAAATCAGCACTAGATATACAAAAGCGTTAGCAAGATCTATGGCTAACACTAAGCAAATTAAAGCAGCAAACATATTGAACAATGCGTTCAATGCTAGTTTTGCTGGTGGTGATGGTAAGGAGCTTTGTGCTACTGACCACCCAACGCTAAGTGGAGACCAAAAGAACGAGCTATCTACTGCAGCTGACTTAAACGAAACTTCGCTTGAGCAGATGTTAATTGATATTGCTGATATGAAGGACGAAAGAGGTCTAAAAATCGCTCTACAAGGAGTGAAAATGATCATCCCAGTTCAACTTCAGTTCGTTGCAGAAAGACTAATGAAATCTGCTGGAAGAGTTGGTACAGCTGATAATGATATTAACGCAGTCAGAAACATGGGAATGGTCCCACAAGGTTATGTGGTAAACAACTTCCTAACTGATACTGATGCGTTCTTCATTAAAACTGATTCACCAAACGGCTTAAAACACTTTGTTAGAGCACCAATCAGAACTGCAATGGAAGGCGACTTCGATACTGGTAACGTTAGATACAAAGCTAGAGAGAGATATTCATTTGGATTCTCTGACTGGAGAGGTATCTTCGCTTCACCAGGAGCGTAAATCTTTAAGAGTGGGCGAAATTAGTTCGCCCACTCTACCTAGTAAACAGTTACCGAGGCTGGCTAGGCAGTACAGTATAGTGACGAGGTAACGAAAGCCCTATACAGGCAAAGGAGTATAACATGGCTACACATTTTAAAGGCCCAGTACTATTCTCAAATGCATCTGCATTTGAAAATTTAAAGATGTCTATGTGGCCTGATCAATTCACATATTTTGATGATTTTAATCAGGGTGCTTTAGACGCAACACACAATTGGACTATCGTAAAAGATTCATCAGCAAGCGCAGCAC